TTTAATTTAAGATTCATCTTTACGGTTTTGTCTAATTCGTTTAATGCGTCTCTAATTTCTCTCATTGAACGACCAACCTTTTGTTTTGGTGTCATTGATTCGTCGTTTCTCCAATCGTGATAACGACCTTCACCTAACATTTGTTTGTTTTTCATTATAACTAAAAGTTTTCCTATTTCTTTTCTAGCTGTTAAGATAGTCTCATAATAATTATTATATTCTCTATCCATAAGTGTTCTATCACCTGCTTTAGCAATCTTGATATAGTCATTTTTTAATTTTTCTAAACCTTTGTGAAGTTTTTGTAATGCACTAACTTCTTGTTTATTGACTTCTTTTAAATTTTTACCTTTAATGAATTGTTTTCTTTCTTTTACTCTATCGTCAACTGCTTTTCTTAAAGCTTTTGGATTAGTTCTTGCCATATATAAAACTCTACCGATATCATATTCTTCACCCAAATCTCTAATCGCATCTAATTCATCTGGTCTGTTTGCTTTAATGGCTTTTGATATTTCCATAAAAATAGACGAGTATGATTCATTTACTGGTTTCATACCAGCTGCTGTTGAAATCTTTTTCCTTTTCTTTTTATCTTTTTTTCTACCACCACTAAATGCGTAAGGTGTAAAGTAATGACCTGGTCCACCTGGATAAGTTCCAGCTGTTCCTGTTGTTGATACTTCGTCTACTTCTCTTTTGTGTCTTTTGACGATTTCCATAACGTGCATTTTGATAAAGTTTGTATCTCTTTCAAAATCCTCACCAATCATTTCTGCAACTCTACCTAATTGAAACGATATAATATTTGTTAATTCAATTCCGTGTTCAACTGGGTCGTGGTCTACTTCTTCACCATTAACGACTTGTTTTTCCATTTCAAAGATGTGGTCCAACTCTTTTGCTGAACTAATGACTAATTCTTTTGCTTCATCATTGAGTTCTTTTTCCATTAATTTATTGTAAAGAATAACTGCGGACTTGCAGATATCAAAATGTTTGGTTTGAAATCCTAAGATATCAATGTTTTCACCACCACCGAAATGTTCTGGTTTGTTATCTTGTTCGTTTAATTCTCGTAAAACAAGATGACGAATAGCTTCTTTTAATTTACTTACTTTGACGCGTCTGGACATTTTTGATTTCCTTAATTAGTTCGTAATATCTCATCAATGCAACCACGTGTTTATCTTTCACGATTTTTCCTTTTGTAGCACTATCAGTATAATCAATAGCTTCTGCTAATTTTATCTTTGTAATCTTATCATTGACTTTTGGTAGTAGTTTTGTTAGAGCTTTTTTAATTTTTAATACTTCATTGTCTATAAACTCTTTTAATGAATTCGTATTAGATACATTATTGATATATTGTTTCAATAAGTTTCTTTGATTTTCATTTAAAGATTTATACTTAGAATTGAACTTATCAACTAATAACTGATAGCTCAATAATCTTAAATCTTTATCTTGTTCTTTATAATTTTCAACTATCTGAGATTTTCTATCTACCTTAGTAGTATGGTGAACAATGTGTTCAGTTATAGTAATGACTGAATCAGTTTTTTGGACTGGCCCGAAATCTTCTTTATCTGTTTCGGTTCCGAATACTTTATAGATTGAAGCCATAATTTTAAAATTAGGTAAACGAGTATTAAAAAACTCTTTTATATCATAACTTTCTTTTATGGTTTTAATTAAGTTGTATTTTTCGTTATTTAATCTACGATTAGATAATTTTCTACGACTTTTAATCACTGCTTCAACTAATGTTGCGGCATGCGAATCATTTTTGTATTTTTTTTCTAATAAAACTTGATAAAGTGCGTATTCTTTACCCAATTCGGTATTTTTATTGAAGAATTCTTTAAAAATCTTCACCGATTTAGGGCTATTTGAATCATTAATCACGTCAGCCGTTATTTGACGAGACAACAATTCATAAAGAATAGCAGTGTTCTTTATCTTGTTATGTTTAACATTTAAAGACATTTGAGCTCCAACTATTTTTTACTTTTTATCAATAATAAATATAAAACTATTAAGAAATGTGTATTTAATCTACACCATTTTCCTTTTTATATTCATTATATTCTTTTTCTACTTCTTCTACTTTTTTCGTTTCGTTAATTATGTCCTTTGACTTCTTACCCATTGTTTTTTTCAGTGCGTCATAGTGTGCTAATGCAAGTGGTCTTCTGTTCTTGGTTTGTTTCCCTAATGGGTCACGGCCTCTTGCTCCACTATCTTTTCCGAACTTATTCATTTCCTGTGGTCTCCCACCTTGTTCATCTTCTGGTCGTTCATCTTCTCCGTCATCTTGAAATGGGTCAAATACGGAACCTGCTATGGTATCAGGTGGTGTTTGGGTATCATCTGCTGATATCCCAACTGCTGCCATATCACTTGGTGTTCCAATTGCTTCACCACTATCTTGTGGGTCATTACCTTCCATTTCAATTTGTGAATGTCTGAATTTCTCTTTTTGGTCTTGAATAATTTGATTTTGTATTTGAACTTTCTCATCATCTGAAAAATTAAATACATTATTATAAATCCATTCAGTAGGTAAAACTTTATCCTGTATCATATCACGAGCTAAGTTAACTTTCTGTCCCAATAATTCAACCTTCTCTTGTTCATACATTGTTGATGGACTTGCTAACTCTAATTCAAAGTTTACTAAGTCTTCATCTGTATATCCTTGTGAATATAAGTGAACAACTGCGACCTTTGTTAACTCCGATACTATAATTCTTTGTATTCTTTCTATGGTTCTGGCAAATCTTACATCTTCTGCTGCAAGTGTTGCTTTACCACCGACATTTTCATCAAACCCTAAGAATGCTTTTGGCACTCTTAGTGATGCTAATAATTTGTTTTTCAAATATTCAATGTCTTCTGTTGAATCATAATCAATACCACCTAACTCTGATATTTCAGTTCCACTATCTCCACCACGAACTGGCATAAAGAAGTCTTCCGTTAAGTTCTGTATGTTGTATTTTAAATTATACTCACCTGTTGCTTCATCAACGAATGGTGTCTTTTTCATTTTGTTGATAATTCTTTGCATATAGTTATCAACTTCATTTGGTGGTATATTACCAATATCAATCTTGAATACTCGTTTAGAAGGTGCTCTCATAATTCTATGAATTAACATAGCGTCTTCCATAAGTGTTAATTGTTTCCAAATCTTACGAGTAGCTTCAATCATAGATTTACCATAAGGTAAGAAATTACTATCACTTGCTAATCTAAAGTGTGCAATTTGGAAGTTTTCAAATTCTATTTTATTTTTAGAAGCTCTAGCTGCTGATTGTCCGAAATATGGATGTGCACCTTCAATACTTTCTAAATAAAATTTAGTATAATAAGGATTTTTTGGGTCCTCTCCCTCTGCTCGTACTACTTCATAAGGTGATAATGGAACTACATTTGTAATACCATACTTATCACTAACATCTAAATAAAGATAAAAGTCTCCATACTTAACCATATTACGAACCCAAGGCCATAAATTAAATTCAATATTTATAATATCATAAAATAAATTGTTTAGAATTTCTTTAATGTTTTCATTATCAGTTTTAATTTTAATAACATCACCATATTCACCCTTCATAGTTGACTCATCTGAGTAAATGTCTAAAGCTGATGAGATAATTGGGTCTGAATCCATTGACTCATAATCTTTAAATAATCCTAATCTTGCAGCCATAATCTGATGAACGGTTGAGTATCCTGTTCCCATCACATCTAAGTTACTATGTAGTTTAGAATATCTATCTACCAAATGACTTTTAACTTGATGTTGTATTTGGTCCGTATCTGCAATTTTTAATTTTTTACCACCGACATTTCTAACAATCACATTTGTAGAAAATAGTCTTCGTAGTCTTCCGAATAATGTTGTATCCGCCATTTTTACCTCACTTTTATAAGAGCCACGTTAAGTCCTCTTTTTCTTTACCTGTTTCCCAATCCCAACTATCATTTTTATTGATATCGTCTTGGGTGTATAAACCCTCATTATCCATCATTTTGGTAAGGGTTTTTTTAGTTAACTCAATCCCTTGTGTTTGTAATCTTAAAGCAGTATCACGAACCCAAAGTCCAATAGCAAAAGACATTACCAAGTCATCATTGTAACCTGACATTGCTTCTGCTCTATTATTTATATAAACGAAAGTCAATAGTTCATCAATCAAACGATTACTATGAACCACTACACTTTCCTCTCTAAAAAATTCTTCTAACTTACTAATAATTAGTGGTCTGGTCTTAGAAGTCGTTGAAAAACCTGCCACCATACTTCTTTCTTGTCTGTTGATTTTATTGTTCATTTGGTGTTGAACATCAACATATTGTAAGTCTTTACTTGTATAAAATAGATTAGGATAATCCCTATCTATTACTTGTTGGATTGTTGCCCAACCAATATTATTATTCTCTATAATAAGTATCGCATCATTATATTCTGTTGCTATGCTTACCAACATATTTCCAAAATCTTTGGTATTTATTCTACCTTTGTATTCTGCTACTTGCTCTAAGTTTTCAATGTCAATTACGTGAAATGCAGAATAGTCTGCTGAATCTCCACGACCAACATCAGCGCAAACTAAATAGTTTTTTGAATAGTTGGCTGGCTCCCAAACCCAACAATTATTATCAATACCTCTCTTTTCTAATGGTTCTTTACAACTTCTATCCCTTAATCTTTCCAACAATACTGCGTCAATTACACCCGTACCAGATGTTAAGAAGTCACAATCACATTCTTGTGCTGCTCCACTTGGACCAAGTAAAATATCTTGTTCCTTTCTCCAACTTTCATCTCTTTCAGGATGTACCGTCCAATGTAGTTTGATGAAGTTAAATAGTCCTCTTCCCTCCTCAGCTTCTACCCAAGTTTTGTGAAACCAATTACCAACTCCGTTTGGTGTTGATAATGCAATACAACTACCACCTGTTGTTAGAGTTGCCTGTGAAGCTGTCCATATTTCATCAATTTTGTCAATAAATGCTGCCTCATCTAATATTAATAATGATAGTGCCTCAGAACGAGCGGCTTCTGGACCTGATGATACTGCTTTAATCTGTGAACCATTACGATATCTCAGATTTAATTTGTTATCCTCAACACATCTTTGTTTTAACCAACTCGGTAGATTTGCGTGCATAACACGAACTTTCGTTACCAAATTTTTTGCTACATCTTGTTTTGTTGCAATAACTAAAACATTCTTGTCTTGTTGGAAAGTCATCATCCATAATGCATAACCTGCTGTCAATGTAGATATACCTAACTGACGAGCTTTCAATATGACATTCATACGATTATCTTGAAGTTCCTTTATGGTTTTTTCTTGAAAATCGTATAAATCAAAAGGTATTTTTCCCTGTATTGGGTGTTGTATCATACAATACTTTTTCATAAAATATGCAGGGTCTTGAACACACTTTACATATTCTTTTTTGATTACTTCTTTTAGTTGTTCTGCCATTAGTCTACTATCTGACCTGCTAATTTAACTGAAGTAGCAGTCAAAGCTACTCCGAATGTAAAGTATAACCATTTGTTTTCATACCATTTAGGTTGAACGAGTTTTACTTTTTGTTCAAGTAGTTTTGTAGTGTCTTTTAGTAGATTAATTTGGTTAGTTTTATTCGCAATCAACATAGAGTCTATGACTGAATTTTCCTCAAAAAGTTTCAATTGTGATTCCAAATCCTCAACTAAGGAAACATTTAAACTATCTTTTAGTTCAAGTTCTTTAATCGTATTGGTAAATCCTAAAACTTCCGCCTCTGTAAAGGTATAGGTTTTAGTTTCATTAACTTCTTGAGCGAATAATCCCCCAATTAATAATATGTATATAATATATCTCATATATATAAATATATACTACTTTGAAAACTTCTTAAGAAATTTTACTGCTTCATCAGCGTCATCTGTTTTGACTGCTTCACCAGCTTTTTCAAGTTGTTTTTTAGTAGTAGTAACTTTTCTTTTTAACTTTGCTACTTCTTTTTTATTTACTCTCTTTTTAGATTCAAGAACTTTTACTTCTTTTTCAAGTTCTTTAACCTCATTGTCTTTTACTTTGATTGCTTTATCAAGTTCTTTAACTTCTTTCTTTTGATTGCCACCGAAGAAAAGGTTTAGTATCATTTGTATGATGTTCATTATTCAGCTCCTATTAGTTGTTTTTCTTTTTCATCAAGTTTATCTTGTAGACTTTTTAAATGTTCGTGAGCACTTTCAACCATTGTTTCAAATTTTTCTTTACCCATTTCCCAAGTTTCCTCCTCTACATCTGGTGCAGCAACACCTACTTGATTTAACCAAGTTTGTTTACCACCACTTTTTTCAAATTCTTTAATACTTTCTCGTAAATCTTTTAAGTATGATTTTTGATTTTCTAAAACTTTTAATTCTGCATACTTTTCATACTCTGAATAATCTTTGATTCTTAATTTATTTTCAAAGTCTATTTGACAATCAAAACAATGTCCCATCAATCTCCAAAACTTATCATCAAGTTTTTTCTTCATTGCTTTTTTACACTTAGGACAAAACCAAGGTGTTCTAACCGACGCCATAATATCAGTTAATTCTGATTTTCTTGTTTCACCACCTTTATTTTCTGGACCTTTACCCTCATATCCTACTTGAACATAGTTCTTTTCTACTGGTTTTCCCTCAAGAATACCTTGTAATGCTCTATTTTGTCTTTCTGCTTCTTTTGACCTACCTGCCATAACCTATCTCCTAAAATTTTAAACTACCGACTATTTGATTAATTGGTGCAAACGCTCCTGTGAATTTATATAAGTTTCCTTTATACTTGAAAACCAATCCTTCACTAGGAACTATTGCGTTTAACCCGCCGATAGCTTCTAATTTTTCTATTTGTACTTTTAATTTTTCTAATTTTTCAACATTGTCAGGTTTTTGTAAATCTTTCAATGCGTTTGTTACATCTTGTCTAATTTTTTCAACTGCTTTATCAGGTGACACTGCTAAGAATCCTTGTATGTTTTTTAGTATTTCTGCACCAACCCTAAAAAATAATATTTCAAAAGGTTTGATATTTTGCTTAAACATTTTATTGTGGTCAAGTTTATCAGTATCTAGTATCCAATTCAAAAAATCTTTATTTTGTGAAAAATCTTTTCTAATTTGTGGGACTTTATAAGACTTGTCAAAGTAAGCCCAACGATTAACCAACTTAACAAACTGGTCTGCTTTTACATCAACTTTAAATTGTTTACTAGCGTTAAAAATATATTCTCTCCAGAATGATTCGTGATATTGACCTAATCTATCTGAATCTTTTAATCCATATTGTGATTGTAGTTTTTTTAAGTCACCTAAAAATTTATTTTTTAGTTTACCAAAATTTTGTGATTTAGGAACTTTTAAAAAATTAGGTCTGGCTATTTTGAATCGTTTTTGTATATTTTGATTTATTTGTCTAATCATACCTTCTAACATACGAGCGCCTTCTTTTGAATAACCAACTTGTCTTCCAGACTCATCATATTGGAGAGTTCCGTGAAATACAATTTCTGCAACATCGTAATCAATAATGTTTGTTGTTTTTGGATATATAACCTCTAAATTCATCCATTTGGTTCCGTTACCAAATATCTTTGTTTTTTGTGCTTGTGATAAAGAACCTATTGCTTTTTCTAAATCATTCATAGCACCAACGAATGCGGTTTTAATATTACCTCTACCTGCAAATTTACTAGCGACACCTTTTGCGTTTAGTGATGTTTTACCACGATTTTTTAAATGTCCTTTATTTCTTGCAGCTCTTAAACTATTACCTGTCCAACTTACTAATAAATTTTGTCCGTCAAGTTTTTCAGATACTTTATCCTCTCGGTCAAGTTTACCGCCTATTCCTAATATAATTATGTTTCTCAAATCTGAAAACGCTAAATTATTATCATCAAATGGATGATTCATATGTCCGTATGCTCCACCCTCTAATATTAAGTGTTCTTTTTGTAATTTTTTCTTTTTTGGTGTTGGATTTAGTGGGCCTTCTAAATACTTTCTTGATAATTCACTAAATTTTTTATCTGATTCTCTAACGATTGTTTCGGTTAAATCGTCTGGTTCTTGTAGTGTAAGTATTTTAACTTCCTTACCACTTGGTAATTTTTTAGTTTCTATTGACATCACTTTTGCCTTTGACTTGGAACTACGAGTTATTTCTTTTTCACCACTATGGTCAGTAGAAAATCTAGCTCTTTTTGGTGCGTCTTTATCACCATCAATAAATAGACCTCTAATTTGTCCTTTTGAATTTGGTTCTATTCTAAATAAAATAGATGTTTGGTCTGACTCGTCATTATGAACTTTACTAAAATATCTTGCCTTCTCTCCACTCAAGCTAAATCCACTTGAACCGTGTCCAGACTCGTCTGGTATTTCAACCATTTCTCCGATTTTAAATCTACTTAAAATACTTTGTGCGTCTTTACTTGGAACTTCAATACCTCGTTCAATGGACTTACCAATGTTGTTAATACTTTTATGAGATAAATCACTAATTCTTTCATTTCTTTTTTCAATTTGTTTTTTGAAATCGTTACTTGACAACTTTAATGCTTCATATCCACCATACTCTTTCCAACTATTAATATCGTCTTCAAGTTGTTTTTGTTGTTCTGGTGTTAATTTGTTTTTTTGTTTTGAATATTCATTGTCCATATTTTTTACGACTTCATCTATGTCGTGACCTTTATCAGCTTTATATTCAAAATCATCAAGAAAATGTTTAAAATCTTTTTCATCTCTAATAATATCAACACCATTTTTTATATTTGGTTTTCTATCTGGTCTTGCTAATGCTTTTTCTTTTTCTTTTTTTCCTGTTTCTTGAGACTTTTTTATTTTTTTAGGGTCTAATTTAAATTTTGGTATGTCAAATTTGGGTTGAAATTTAGGAGCTTTAAATGAAGTTTTTGATGAACCTTTTGGTGTGCAACCTGTGTCTGCTGGATTCTGTCCAACACCACACATTGCTTCTATAAACAAATCAACATCTCGTTGAAATTCTTCTTGAATCTTCTTAATATGTGAAACACCCTTTTTAACATCCTTTTTCTGAATCAATGGTGATTCTTTCATTTTCAAAAAAGACTCCTCACCGAAATACTTAACTATTTCAAATCCAAGATTACCTAATGTTTTTCTCATTCTTTCTTTATATTTAGGAAATGGATTGTCTACGGATTCTGTGTTTTTTCTATTTTGATTTATTGTTCTTCCGTGTGTTACGGTCTTGGTACGGTCTTGTTCGTACTCATCTGCCATAATGGTGAACATCATATCTTCAGAGTCTTTGATTGGAAAGTCAATTAATTCATACCCTATAATTTCTGCGTGTTCTGGTGATATTCTATAATAGTCATCTAATGAACCAAAAAAATCATACATACCCTCATCTGACATATCGCTTGCGTTAAAGTGTTGTCCAAATCCACTGACTTCTTTTATTAATTTTTTTACTTGTGGTTGTTGAAAAAACTCAAATAATTTTTTAAATTTTGAAGTCATCATTTCATATGTAGATTTATCAAAGTATCCAAATGTTTTTTTAAATATTTGTTGTCTTTTTTTATCATCAAACTTAGGACTACCTAGTAGATTACGGATTTCTGTTCCACTTGATATACCACTAACCTTTACAAATGGTGCCTCATAAATGTATCCGTGTTCTTCGTATCCTTTTAAATTCTTTATATTTTTCTTTAAATCTTGATAATAAGTTAATCCACCTGATTTCTTTTTACCACCTTTTAATCTTCCGGCGTCTTTTGCTCCAAACACATAAACGACTGCAGTTTCTTTTGGATTGAACTTTTTCAATAAATTATTTGCTACATATGGAACTTTTTCTTTAAAGATACGATTTTTTGGAATACCCATTTTAGTCATATGTTTTATTTTTTCATTAAAATTCATTGGATGTCTTGGTGGTCTTTGTATATCGGATGTTGTGATGTATGCTTCTCCAAACTTACTCTTTAACGCATCATATACTTTTTTGTGGTGTGGACCAAATGGTTGAAAACGACCTGGATAAATTGCAATTACTTTTTTAACTTCTTTTTGTTCGTTTACTTTTTTATATCCACTACCATAAGGAACTGATGTGTTCCCTTTCTTTTTCATTTTCTTTACACCTTTTCTACTTGGTGAAGGAATATCGCCTCCGTATAATGCATTTGCTACTGCAGCAAAGTTCTCATTTTTTCTACCACTAACTCTACTACTTCTACTTGTTTTTTGATGAATTCTTTTCATCTTTTTTCTTTGTGCTAAGTTTGTTGGTATCCAATCTGGTCCAAATGTATAATCATCTGAACCTACGACTTTTTTAGTTGAACCTAAACCTTGTTCGTTTTTCTTTTTGGTTTTCTTTTTCATAGAATTTATATAACTACGATAAACTGCCGCTTGAGCTGTCTTACCCATTTCACGAGCTCGTTGTTCCATAGCGACTGCTGCTTGTATTTTATGAGCGTGGGTTTTTCCACTATTACGAATTTTACTTACTGATGCTTTTGCGTCTTTAACAGTTGCGAACTTTAGTCCTTTGATTGTTCCTTTTGGGTTTTCATCTGTGTATAAATCTGAATGTGATTTAGAACCTCTATGTTGTCCTTTTTTTCTTGGAATTCTTTTTGCTTCCTTTACATCTTCTGTACCTGTTAACTCATAACCTAAAACCTCTGCATTTTCCACTCTTTCCTTTTCAAATTTCTTCCTATCACTCTTTGATAGTTCTCCACCAAATCCTTCTTTAAAATGTGGATACTCATCATCAACACCTTTTCTGTCTGCGTCAGGTTCTGCTGACTTTTTCTTTGTTGTTTTGTTTGGTAATAAAACTTTATCTTTATCGTATTTTCTAAATTTTAATGCAGGACGACCATTGATTAGTAAATCACCTTTCTCATTGTAAGTGATTGACTTAACTTTTACTTTTTTGTTTTTAAACCTACCCATTAAGATTGTATCACCGACTTTAATATCTAAGTCAGGTGATTCATTTAGATAAGGTTTAACTAACCATTCTGTTAGTTTGTTTGACATAACTCTCCTACCAAGTTCTACAAGCCCAATATCTTGCTTTGTGTTTTGGACCTGGATTATCGCAATTATGTCTTGCTCTAAAATTAGCTCTCGCTTTTGGATTAGATTTTCTAATTCTCATTGTGCCACCTTTTGCTTTACCACCTTGTCCGAAATTAACTTTAACAACATTTCCTTTTGGGTTTTTAACATATACTTTAAACTTTTTAGCATCACCTTGCATAATTTTATTTAATTTTACTTTGCGTCCTTGATACTCTGCTTCTTGTAAAGACTTGTCTGTGATGAATTCAAATGTGTATCCGTATCCTTTACCATTTTCTTCATAGTAAATGTCTACATCTTCTTTTACACAATTCGGCACCATTTTACCATTTTTCTTTTTCATACCGATTTGTTGATATCCTACCCAACAAGTTCCTCTTTTTTCGTTCATAGTATTTTCCATATAAATATCTTTAACATCCTTCCAATTAATATCTCCCAACAAGTGCTCTGGTTTGTGTCTCATCATACCTCTGACTTTACCTGGTTTGAAGTCTCTACTATGTGGAACAACATCAATACCTCTATCATCTACCTGATTAGCGTGAAAACGATTGTATCCATCTTTCTTTGATTTTGTAATAACTACAAAACCATCACCTCTTGTTACCAAGTTATCCAAGTCTTTAGC